AGCAAAAGAACTAAGAAACAGGCGCGTCATTAAGGCGCGTGAAGTTAGTGTTGAAGCATGGGCTGATGAGGCTGGCAAAGCGTTTACAATGTTTTGCCGCCCCATTACTTGTTACGATATTAATGAGCTACAGAAGAAGCACCCGCAGATTATGGAAGCCCCAACCATCGGAGCAATGGTAGATTTAATTGTTTTGAAAGCTGAGGACGAAGGCGGGAGCAAGCTGTTCACCAGTGCTGAAGACAGAATCGACCTAATGGGCGAAGAAACCTCTGTCATTAGTACGATTGCCGACCAGATGTTTAGCACTATTGAGTCGGTTGAAACAGCAGTAAAAAACTAGAAACCTCTCAGTTAAGGATGAATGTTATTGCCTTGGCTGAGAGGCTACACATACCTATAGCAGAAGCAGAGCAGATGAGCCTTTCGGAGTTCAATGAATGGCTTGCTTACTTTCACCTACTGAGCGAAAAGAAAGATGGCTGAAGATACCCGCATTGTAATATCGGCAATAGACAAAACCAGTAAAGGCTTTAAGTCTGTTGGCGCAGGATTAGGGCGCATTACAAAGTCTATCTTTAGTTTGAAAACTGCTCTGGTGGGAGTGGCTGGCGTTGCTGGCTTTGGCTACCTTGTTAAAAGCTCTCTTAATTCTGCTGACGCACTAGCAAAGACTGCCTCTAAAATTGGCACAACTACTGAAGCGCTTTCTAAACTTCAATATGCGGCTGGTATCACAGGCGTTGAAACCAATACCCTTAACATGGCTATGCAGAGATTCACACGAAGAACTGCTGAAGCCGCGCAGGGAACCGGAGAAGCCAAGGGAGCTATCAAAGAGCTTGGATTAGACGCTAGAAAGCTACAGCAATTACCGCTTGACCAGCAGATGATGAAGCTGGCTGGTGCTTTTGGCAATGTTCAAAGTGATGCCGATAAGCTAAGAATAGCCTTTAAGCTGTTTGACAGTGAAGGTGCTGCTCTTGTTAATACGCTGGCTCTTGGCGAAGAAGGCATGGAGAAGCTGTTTGGCAGGGCTAAAGCATTAGGCATCGTGATGTCTGGCGAAGCAGCGGCAGGCGCAGAGAGAGCAAATGACGCGCTCTCAGACCTGTTCTCAATAGCTAAGGGACTGAAAGACCAGTTTAGTGCGGCTCTTGCCCCAGCTATTGAACACGCTGCTACGATGCTTACTGACTTTTTCTTGAAGACGAGCAAAGCTGAAGGCGGCATTGCTAAGTTTGCCAGAACAATGGCTGAGGGATTTTTGCAGGGTGTGCGAACGGCTCTTATTGGTTTGGATAAATTGGCTGAAACTTTGGATTCAGTCAGCCTTGCGGCAGGACAGTTTTTTAACCAGTTTGAGCAAAACGCTAAACAAGACAGATTCGACCACCTCCAGAAAAAACTTTCTGACTTGCAAGACCTACAGGCAACAATGCTTTCAAAGGGTGATATTGGCCTAGTTGACTACATGATGTACGGCAAGGGAAAGGCTGGAGCTGAAAAGGTACAGGGAGACATTAACGGTCTAGTTAATACATTGACAGTATTGCAGTCTGAATTGTCTGCGGGAAAAGAAAAGGCAACATCTTTTGGCACAAGTCTAGGCGGTTTAATAGACGTTGATGAAATGAATGCTACTTTTGATGCACTTATAGCATCTATACATAAGGTCGGTTCAGCTAGTGAAACCGCATTGAAGCCAGCCTCTGAATCACTCAATGCTTTTGAGCAGGGCTTTAAAAGTTTCAGTGACGGCATACCAAGCATGGAACAGAACATTAAAAGCCTTACACATCAAGGCTTAGACGGTTTGACTGATGCCCTAGCTGCTGGCGTTACTGGTGCTGCTAACTTTAAAGACGCTATGAAATCAATGGCTAAAAGCGTTGTAGATAGCCTGATTAAAATGCTGATTCAAAAGTATATTGTTGATGCTGCTTTCGGTGCTATTGTTGGATTTATTAACGGCGGAACAGCTACAGGCCCTACATCAGGCGGACACAGCGGTGCAAGTCAGGCTGGAGCATATACAGGTGGCAGTAGCTTTGGGGGCGGAAGGCATCTGGGAAACAGTAGCGGTAAGGCTATCGGCGGCTCTGTTCAGGCTGGTCAACCTTACATGGTTGGCGAGCGTGGGCAAGAGATGTTTGTGCCAAACCAGTCAGGCTCAATCATACCGAACAACCAGATGGGCGGCAGCGGTGTTACAATAAACCAAACAATCAATGTATCTACTGGAGTTGCGCAGACGGTAAGAGCCGAGGTTGCTGGCATGATGCCGCAGATAGCAGCAGCAGCGAAAGGCGCAGTAGCAGACGCAAGACAGCGCGGTGGTGGATATAGCCAAGCATTAATTGGAGCATAAAAAATGCCATTAGCATTCCCAAGCGTAGGGATTCAGAACATCCAGATGAGATTGAAAAGGGCGGTTGCAGTTAGTGAATCGCCTTTTTCTTATGATACGCAGACTTATGTTCACCAAGGTGCTAGATGGGAATGTGAGGTTACTTTGCCGCCTTTAACCTACGCAGAGGCACGTTCGGTAGAGGCTTTCATAGTCGGCCTTAAAGGGCAATCTGGCACGTTTACGTTCGGCCACCCGCTGCACACTTCAACGGCTACTGGCAACACTAACGCAGATGCACTGATACGCGCAGAACAAATCAGCTTGGGCGGCACTAGCACAGCAGTTGATGCAGGAACATACTTGCAGCTAGGCGACTATCTCTACATAACCACAACCAGTAAAACATCAGGAGTAGGCTTGATAGGCATACAGCCGCCATTGAGAGCTGCTGTCAGTGGTGGAACTGCTGTAGACTTCACCTTGCCAAAAAGCCTTTGGCGCATGGCATCCAATGATGTTAGCTGGTCAACTGACACTGCTGCAATGTTCGGCTTCACCTTTGCTTTCGTGGAGGCTCTTTAATGTCTCGCACATTAAGCGCAGAAATGCAGGCGGTTGCAGACGCAGAAGTTGTTAGGCCGATTTACCTTATAGATATGGACTTTCCCAGCGGTGATGTAAGGCTTTGGAGTGGCAGTGGCTTACTGACTTCACCTGAAGGCAATACCGTTATCACTAACGGAGACTACACAAACGGATTGAATAATTGGACAGTTGTAGAGCTAGGCACAGGAACGGTTGCGGCTGTCAATGATACGGCTGTTTTGACGTCTGGCACTGGCTTTTCTAATCGCGTATTTATACATCAAACATTCGATACAGTTGCGGGTCAAAAGTACGCAGTTAAGCTAAAGCATACAGGCTTAAACCTCAGAGTGCGCGTAAGAAATGCACTCACCAGTGCAGACATATTGCCCCTGACTTTTTATGAAGCTGGAGATAATTTAATAGTTTTCACTGCTACATCTAACAGAACAAACTTGCACCTCAGAAACCAAGTAGGCGGCGTTATTACTATAGACAGCTCAGAGGTTTACGTTGCAGAAGATTATGTAGGGGCTGGCGACTTGCTTTCAATTAGTGAAATTGCAGAGTCTGCTGACCTAACAGCTAACGGTGCAAGCGTCACTTTGACTGGTCTTAAAACATCTCTGATTCAAACAGCTAGAGATGAAGATTATCAGGGGCGGAAAATGACGATTGCCATAGGCGCTATGAATGAAACAGCCGATGTAATCGCTACTCCTGCTATTATGTTTACCGGCTTTATGGATGTTATGACCATCAACGATGGCGGTGAGTATTCCACTATCAACGTGTCCTGCGAGAATAAGCTCATTGCCTTTGAACGCTCAAACAGACGCAGGAATACAGATGGCGACCAGCGCATTGATTACCCAGCCGATGAAGGCTTTAGCTTTGTCACAGCTATTCAAGAAAAAGACTTTTATTGGGGGCAAGTTACCCCAGCCTTTGACGGAGTTAGAAACAGTAGAGGCAGCGGAGGTGGAGGCGGAGGCCGATGATTAAAATACAACTAGAGTGCATGACTAACGTAAAAGCAGAAATACAGCCGCTGCTTGAAGAACACTGGGAGCTAGTTGCACTTAACAAAGGTGCAATTAAATTAAACCCAGATTATAAAGAATATGCGCGGCTTGATGCCGCTGGTGTGCTGAAGGTGTTCACTGCTAGGAATGATGGCGCTTTGGTTGGATACTTTGTTTTGACTATCAGCAAAAGCATTCACTACAGTGACCACTTGTTTGCAATTAATGATGTTATCTTTGTTAAGCCTGACAGCAGAGCTGGTGCTACAGGATATAAGTTAATTAAATATGCAGAAGATTACTGCAAGGAAGCAGGCGTTTCAGTCTTGACGCTGAACACGAAAGTGCATATCCCTTTCGACAAGCTAATGGTTCATATGGGCTTTGAATTAATCGAGCGCGTTTACTCTAAATTTTTAGGAAAATAAAAAATGGCCTTTGCTCTAATTGCAGGTATTGCAGCCGCTGCCCCCGCTATCATAACTGGTGGCCTTGCCGCTTGGTCGTGGGGTGCGTTTGCGCTTGGCGCTGGCTTGTCTATGCTATCCAGAGCATTGATGCCTAGCATTAGCTCAAGCACCACTGGCGCAATTGATGCCGGAACTACAGCAACTAATAGAGATGCAATAACAAACAGGAAAGTGATTTATGGTGAAAGTAGAGTGGGCGGTTCTATTGTTTTCATGGACACTACAAGTGGTGGCGGTAATAACGAAAATCTTCACTTAGTTATTGCAATGGCTGGGCATGAGGTTGAAGAGTATGTGAGCGTCTGGTCTGGCGATAATAAAATCTGGGGCACCACTGACTACTCTTTTTCAAATGTTATTGCAACCACTTCAGGAAGTTCTACTGTAAGAATTACCAATTCACCTCCGAGCTTTGGCGCATTTAAGCCGCTTGACTATGCTTTTGTTGATGGCAATCAAATTACTATTAGTGGCGCTGATAATGTTGGCGGGTTAAATTTGAACGGTGTTCATACTATTACTGCAATAGATGACTACGACCATGATGATGAAGATGATAAGTTAGGGCATGGCAAGTGGTTTGAGTTTGTTGCATCTAGCAATGCTACATCAACTGTAGCAACAGGCGGCGGAGATTTTGACGTTACTCAGCTAGGATATATCAGCGATTTTAATATTAACTGGGATGACAATTTTGAGCTTTGGTTATATGACGGAACTCAAACTGCCGCCAATATTTTCCTACAGTCTTCTTCAGTACACTGGAACAGCAATTGCATCTTGAAAGGAACGGCATATATTTATGCCCGACTGCGCTATGATTCTGAAGTTTTCCGTTCAGGTATGCCAAATATATCAGCAACTATCAAAGGAAAGAAAATCGCAAACCTTGCAGGGGCTGTAGAGTGGACAGACAACCCTGCTCTCTGCATACGAGACTACATGACAGACGCAAGATATGGGCTTGGAGAAGATGCAGGTTCCTTTGATAGCGCCACTTTAGCCAATGCAGTTAGCGTATGTGATGAGACTATTGCACTTGATGGCGGTGGGACAGAAAAAAGATACGTTCTCAATGGTATCATAGACACAGGCAAAAGCAGGAAAGCTGTTGTTGAAGATATGCTTACATCTATGGGCGGCAAGCTAGTTTATTCTGGTGCTGAGTATTTTCTACAAGCTGCTAGTTATGTTGCGCCTACCATTACAATAGACGAAACCTTGCTAACTGGAGAGCTACAGATACAAACAAGACAAAGCCGCAGACAGCTTTATAACGCTGTTAAAGGTAGCTTTATTAGCAAGGAAAAGAATTACATAGTTGCAGACTATCCTGCACAGAAAAGCGCAACTTTCGCAACTGCTGACGGTGGCGAGTTGTTCTTAGATATGGCATTGCCTTTTGTAACTGGCAACACTCAAGCTCAAAGGCTTGCAAAGATAGCAATGCTTTCATCTCGTAAGGCTACAACCGTGACCCTGCCATGCAATCTAGCTGCGCTGAAGTTTAAGGCGGGCGATAACATTATGGTCAGCAATGCTAAGATGGGCTGGGTATCGAAAGTCTTTGAGGTTCTTAGCTACAAGATACATCCAAACAGTGATGGCACTATCTCAGTCGATGTAAGTGCAATTGAAACCGCCTCAGATGTTTATGATTGGGCTACAAGTGACCAGCAAGACTTTCTTGATGCGGGTGAAATTGACTTATTTATTGGTAAGGAAGTTGCCCCACCCACTAACTTGGTTGCTAATGTTTCAACCAGCAGCTCTGCTGACGGTACGATAGAGAATAATATTCTTGCCCTTTGGAATATATCGCCTGACCCTTTTTTGACGCACTACAATATAAGCGTAACAACTACATCTGGTACTGACACTGTTGTTTATTTGACTAAGCGGCCTTATTTTAGGTTGCCGAACTTACTGCCAGCGGTCAACTATACAATTGAAGTTAGAGCGGTCAACGAACTTGGGTACGAGTCAAGCAAGATTAGCGCAACACGCACAACACCATCTGACTTTGTGCCGGATGTTCCGAGCCTTTACCGCATTAGCAAGTCTGGCGGAGCAGCACCTACAACTACAGAGTTCACAGCAGCGGCAGGTAGAAGCCCTAAGAATGCAGATGCAGTTATCACAACAGATACATCTGCCAGCCCAGTGCAAACACACGCTTGGACTTATGATTTATCTGGCACAGCTTGGACACAAGACGATAACTTAATCAGTGGCGACCTAATCGTTAATGGCTCTATTACTGGTAACGAGATAAAGGCAGACAGCATTACAGCTAATAAGCTATCTGGTGACGTTTCAGAGTTGTTCCCTGTTTCTTCTTACTCTAATATCACACTAAGTACATCCGAAATAAATATGCAGCAGTTTGATATGCCAGCGCCCGAGCTAGGAATCAGCAAAAGGCAGAGGGTTGATTTAGTTTCTGAGTACGTTTTAGTCAAAGATAATACTGGTGGCGGCACTCGTAGGTCAGTAAGTATTCTGCAATCACTACAGATAGCGAGTAAAAGCGCAACAGGTATCCAAGTTGGAGCAACTGGCGGTGTTGTGACTGATGGTTTTCCATACACCTTTAAACAGCGAATATACATAGCAGGAAACCACTTGGCAGCTTTAGATAACACAGGTGGCGCGGCAGATAATGCATCTGGGACAGGGTTCGGTGGAGTAGAGGGCGTGTGGTATGATAGCGCCAATAACAGAACTTATTTGCTAATCGCACAAGCAACTACAGTGTTCAGTGACGGTGAAACGCTTTTCTTCAGCCCTTATAGATTTGCGGCGGTTGGTGCATTTATTGCGCCATCTTATTCAAATGAAGTGAGCATTACTTTGGATGAAGTATCTGGTGGCGGGAGTGTAAGAATACCTATAAACGAAACATACGGCGAAACCACTACAGAAACCAAGTTTAGAATTGTCGCTAAAGTTGTAACCAATCATTCAGATGTAAACACAATTGCAAGGGGCTACAAAGGAACTATGGAGTTAGTATCGTGATACAGATAGGCTATGTAACAAACGCTGGCAACGAAAATGTTTCTGGCGAATACCCAAGCCCTGTTGAAGCTAATGCAGCAATCTATGATTTGCGTGACTCTTTAGCTGATAGAGATGATATACAAACACTTTTTATTCAGTCTGACTTTGGTGAAGGGCTGGTTCGTTATGGGTACATGAACCCGATTGAGGATTGACAATGACCACTTATCCACTCGTGCAGGGTGACACAGCCCCGCAGATTAAAGCCACAATTACTCGCGAAGATGACGGCTCAGTTGTAGACTTTTCTGGAGGCTCTGGCAGATTACGGTTCAGAGCTAAAGGAACAACCGCAACACTGTTTACATTGAACGCGATTAATACAGGGGCAAACTTTGCCAACGGCATCGCACTATTTAACTTTGCATCTGACAGCCTGACAACATTGGCGGCTGGGTTCTATGAAGGTGAAATTGAAATCACCTACCAGTCAGGAGCAGTTGAAACTATGTTCGATGTACTTAATTTCCAGCTCAGAGAAGATTTTAATGCCTAACGTAAAGATAGACTACAAGAAAGCAGTGGCGCGGGTAGACTATAAAAGGGCTGTAGCTGCTATAACTACTGGAGTCTTTGTAATATACAAAGAATTTAACGAAACTCTGAGCATTTCAGACAACGCTTTTCTGTCGATAGGGAAATCGTTTGCTGATACAATAGCTATAACTGACACAGGCTCTATAAGAATGCAGAGCTATTGTGCTTTCGATTACTTTTCTGACGACTATGTTGGCTCAAGCCTAACTTTTTAACAGGTGCAAAAATGATAACAGATGAATTAAAAATCACTGGGCAGGTGGCACTAACCCTATACGATAAAAGTGGTGCTATCAAAGATGAAAGGCACGTTAAAAACCTTGTAGTCAATACTGGAAAAACCTTTATATCTAGCAGGATGCTAGGCACATCGCAAGGCGTTATGTCACACATGGCGTTAGGCTCTGGAACAACTGCACCAGCTTTATCTAACAGCGCGTTAGAGTCTCTGCTTGGCACAAGAGAAATCTTGGATGCCTCAAGCAGCCCAGCGGCTGGGGTGTTAATTTACACTTCAAGCTTTGAAGCAGGTGATGCAACTGGCGCTGTTAGTGAGGCAGGAATATTTAACGCTGCATCTGGCGGTGCAATGCTCTGCCGCACCACATTCAGCACAATCAATAAATCTTCAAGCGACACGCTAGCAGTCACTTGGGTTATCACCATTTCATAAGAGGTTCAAATGTCTACCATAGTAACTAGAGCTGGCAAAGGTACACCGCTGACAAATACTGAAGTGGATGCAAACTTTACTAATTTGAATGCTGACAAGTATCAATCTGGTGATACCGCGAGCTTTGCTAAAGTAACCAGCACGTCAACAGACACTACACCTAACTTCCATGCTGTTAATACTAGCGCCGATGCTCTCAATGGGCCGACCATATTATTAGACCGAGCCTCTCCTTCACCTGCTGATGGCGATAACCTTGGCGTAGTCCAATTTAAAGGGCGCAATAGCGCGGATGAATCTATTCTATATGCCCAAATCGTTACAGATATAGTTACCGCAGCGGATGGAAATGAATCTGGGCGCATGGATTTACAGCTACGCACACTAGCAACTCTAAAAAACTACATTACACTTTTGACCAATAATGGCATTCCAGAGACTTCAATTAATAATGAAGGAAGGGAAATTGACTTTAGAGTTAAAGGTCAAGGTGATGATGCTTTGCTTTTTTCTGATGCTAATCTAAACAGAGTAGGCGTTGGCACAAGCACTCCAGCCTCTAAACTAGATGTCAACGGACAGGCCGCTTGCAAGAAGCTAACCTCAACCATCGCAAATGGCAGACCGCTAGACCTGAACCGGACTGGCAGTAATGGCGCTATAGTACAGCTTCAGTTAGATGGCGTAGAAAAAGGCACTGTAGGAGTCAATACTAATGACGACTTGTATATTAAGAATGACACTGGCGGATTGCGTATAAGTGAAACAGAGCTAAAGCCAACCCTTTCAGGATATAACAACAACGACGATGCTGTTAATTTGGGTAGCGCGGGTAATCGCTTTAAAAACATTTATCTTTCTGAAGGTGCTTTCTTAGGCGGAACTGGCAGCGTGAACAAGCTGGACGACTATGAAACAGGAACTTGGACTTGCGGCATTTCTAACAGCGCAGGCACCGAAACATCTAGCACAACTAGGACTGGGCAATACACTAAGGTCGGCAGGATGGTTCACGTTAGCATCAATATGAATAATATTAATAACGATGTTTTAACATCCGGAGCATTAAGAATTACTGGTTTACCTTTTGCAGTTAAGGCAAATAGTACATCTCGCGGGCATGGCGTTTGTCAGGTCAACAACTTTGTAGATTCCAACGCTCATTATTATTATATCCAAGGCGTACAGGGAACAGAGACTGCACAGATTAAATATAATAAAAACAATGACACTGCCCACAGTGTTGATGTGACTAAGTTAAGTAACAGCGACAACAGCACCATTATCTTTGATATGACCTATATCGTTTGAAAACCATACGCCCAGTGGATGTTGGGCATAGACAGGAATAAGTAAAATGGCACTAGAAAAAGTAGTTACAGAAGACAAGATTGAGATTGTTGGTGAGTTTAAAGCCGTACAGGTGCGCACTAAAACAGCAATCACTGATGATGGCGTTGAGATTTCTTCAGCGTACAGCAGAAAGGTTATCACAGCAGGGCAGGACTACTCAGGCGAAAGCTCTGAAGTTCAGGCCATATGCGCCCTAGTACATACCGCAGAAGTGGTGGCAGCTTACCAAGCGGCAGTTGAGTCATAATGGCTACAGTTAAAGAAGCTCTTCTGAAGCTGGAAGGTCACGAACGTGAATGCACAGTGCGTTATCAAAACATTGAGCGACGACTTGACGAAGGGCAACAGAAGTTTGCCAAATTGCAGACAGCCTTGTGGGGCATTTACCCGCTAATTATTGGACTGTTTGTAGTGGGAAAATTCTTTTGAGTTATGGACATTAACGAAAATAGCAACGTCACGATTCCTATTCGTAACCTTATCGCTATGGTGGCAGCTACAGCGGTTGCTACTACGGCTTATTTCGGTATTCAGGAAAGGCTCAAGACCCTTGAACATTCACTGGATAAATCGCAATCAGAAATAGAGCGTAATACCGAATTTAGAATCTTATGGCCGCGTGGTGAGCTAGGCTCTTTGCCAGATGATGCAAGGCAGGATATGCTGCTACAAGGTATCCAGTTAGATGTCGAAGATTTAAGAGGGCTGCAAGGTCAGATACATGACTTGACTGTAAGGCTTGGCACTATGGAAGCTCTCAACGAGCAAGGGAGCAGCAATGATTGATAAATTTATAGCACCTGTTACTAGCCTACTGGATAAGTTCATACCCGATGCGGATACCAAGCAGAAGATTGCCCACGAGATTTCAACAATGTCTGAGCGACACGCGCAGGAAATCGCTCTTGCTCAAATCGCAGTCAACCGAGAAGAAGCGAAAGGAAACTGGTTCCAAGCAGGATGGCGACCAGCAACAGGGTGGGTTTGTGTCTTAGGTTTTATGGTGAACTTTCTAATATCGCCTTTAGCCGCTGGCTTTGGCGTAGTAATTCCACAAGCAGACACCTCAACTATGCTCCCAGTATTGATGGGGATGCTAGGGTTGGGCGGTTTGCGTACTTATGAGAGAGTGAAGAAATGACAGCTAAAAAGAAGGTAGTGTATTTCACAGATAAAGAGCTTGCCTGTAAACACAGCGGTGAGAACGGCATGGATGCAGACTTTGTTAAGCTGCTAATTAAGATTCGGAAAGAGTGTGACTTTGGCTTTCCTATCAGCAGTGCTTACCGTAGTCCTCAACACCCCATAGAACAGCGCAAAGAGAAGGCAGGAGCGCATTCAACTGGTAAGGCGGTAGACATACTTGTTTCTGGAGAACAAGCGTTAGAAGTGATTAGGGTGGCTCAGAAGCATGGCATCCAGCGCATCGGTGTAAAGCAGAAAGGTCGCACAAGATTCATTCACCTTGATGGCTGCACTGAAGAAGATGGCTTTACCTGCCCCGCTATCTGGTCATATTAGTTTATAAATGGCCAGATATAAGGCGCTAGACTACCTAAGCTAGCCGCATATTAAACCAAGCCCATTAATTTGGGCTTTTTATTGCCTAAAGTGTTGACATAAATGTAAACGTCAGGCACTATAAACACACATTCAAAAAACAACAGGGCAACGCATATGTTTATTTCTACTTACGAAGAAAAAATTAACGAAATCAAAGCAGTTTTGGCAAAGATGACCTCAGCGGAACACGCCAGATTCGGGGCGCAGTTTGAAAGCGACCTGAAGTTCTTCGAAGAAAAAGAAGCCGCAAGAAAATTTTAATTCAAACGCCCCTTCGGGGGCATTCAGGAGGCAGTATGCACACCAAGAAAAACAGCAAGGGCGACACCTTCAAGATTGAGCGAGTAGGCTCAGGCGCGGTTGTGTCAGTTCTAAACAAAAAGACCGCAGGGTATTTGCGCCGAGGGATGATAGAGCGTTGGAGAATCGTATTTCCAAAGGCTGATATGTCGGGCGAAGAAGTTAAACACATTACAAGCAACGGCATGAAGATTGAAGATGCTGTTGAATTGTTTGTTAAGCGCACAGCGCAATAGGGGGAGATATGTTTACCGCAGATTTCAATAATTACTTTTACGAGCTGGCAGAGAAAGACTACGCGATGGGAAACAACGAGCGCGCAAATATGCCAGAGGAATACTACCTAGCCTTTGGCGCACTCTATGCAGCAGGTGAATGCGCTTCAGCTAATTGCGCTGACCCTGACAAAAGTGTTACCGCACGATTAACTTTTTAGTACAATACCA